CAATTGCTTCTTGTGATTCTATTTTAGCCTGATCTACCTCTGCTCGTAAAGCATCTCCTTGAGCTCTTTGCGCAATTTCTTCCTTCTTAAGTTCTACTATTGGATCCATTTGAGCATTCTTCTGGGCTTCTATCATAGCTTGGGCTTGACCTGTAACTTCCTGAGTTGCCGTGGCTGCTGCCAGAGCTATTTCATTCATAAGTTGTTGAGCTTGTTCTGGTGGCATTTTTTGTAATTGATCAAGCGGTGGTAATTGTTGACCCAGAGCTTGTTCTATTTGTTGTTTGTATAACATTGCTTGATGCTCTTGTACATTAGCTTGTATGGCTTGAAGTGCCACTGGATTTTGCTGCATCATTGGATTTTGTAAAAAGGCACTGTGTGCTGCTATATAGGCATCATGGTTTTGGAATTCAAACGCCTTGATGGGTTGTCCCATCATTGCTGCCTGTTGTTCACTTATTGGGTCTCGTGGAGGAACTTCTGGTGGAGGCGGTAAAATTAGTTCTATATTCTTAACTTCTAGTGCCTCGTACATTCTTTTATAGGCTTCCCGTAAATTATGTATTTGTGGTGCTGCTTGCGCCATTTGTAATTCTTGTTGCGCTAACATCACACGTTGTGCCATACTAAATATGTTGGGATCACTGACTGGGATAATATCAATACGGTCATCAAAATCTGATTGTTTGATTTCTTGGCTGGCACCAGCTACCGCATAGGGGTATATTGGAGGTAGTGATCTCGAGAAAACACCAGCCAAGAGTCTAAATTCTTTCTTTTGCGCAAAATGAAGTCTTTTGTGTATGGCAGACATAACTTTAGTGCCACGTTCTAGCATAGCGACAGTTGTGCCTACTGGAAGTTGTTGGGAGCCAATATCACCGACTTGCATGTCCGCAATACTCGCAAATCGTCTTCCAGAGTCAATAAGTATGCCCAATAGTTGACTTAATACGTTACTAGGCTCTTTATAAGGTAAAGGCATCAATGCATCACGGATTGTACCTCCTGGAACGTCAACATCTCTAAATTCTCCTGGTCTTAGGGGTTCATCTTCCCCTTGAACCCTCATACCACGTGCTTTAAATCCTGCAGGAAGGTTAGAAAGCGTTCCAGCATCGATTAGTTGCCTTAAAATGCTTGTAGCGGACTTAGTTAAGTCCCCAATCATGTGAATTAAGCCAAAACCGTAAAATCCAAGTCCTGGAAGGAACTTATAGTGTACAAAATACTCTTTTTTACGCAATACTTCGTCATTTAGTGCCCAATTACGCCTAATTGCTAGGATTTCACCACTATCTTCAAGAATAGTGACTATATAAGGCACCGCATATTCGTATTCATCTATGCCTTCTAGTTCTAAATCAACGTGAATTTCTAGTAAAGTGTACTCATTATAGTCGCTAGTGGGCTTACTCAGACCTTGTAACTCGTCAATTTTGTCTTTTGCCTCATCTAAAGTCATTTCTCCAGGGTTGCCAACCTCAATATCCCGATAAACACCACTTAATTGCATTTTTCGGATATCATTTCCCGTCATATTGAGAACATGGGTGATTCTTGGCGAAGTTTCTAGGTTTGTAGTGTCATAACTGACGACTAAATCCTCCGCTTTTACAAAAGCAGACGTCGCACGACCTAATAATGAGTCAAAATAGACTTTTTTGAAGGCACTTCCTGCCAACGGCAGGTAAAAAAGCAAACTATCCATATCTGGGTCGTATTCTTGCATTTCTTCGGTGATTTGGTAGTTCATATACTCCTTCACACGCTGACACTGTGCCATTGTTTCGGGGGATTCTGCCCCTACGACCTTTGTATTGACTGGACCATTGGCTGGTAATAATTCTTTATAGGCTTGAGCTTGAAATTGTGTTGCTGCTTCTGAAAGTAGTGGGTGGGTTACGCCACTTGCTCCTGGAAACGGCATGTCTCGGTCTTCTGATTTTATCCCTAATAAATCTAAACCATTGGCAAAAGCAGTAAGCCAATCATCACGAGATTCTTTGTCTTCTTGATAAGCTCCTACCAATTCTCCTGATATTTCTCCAAGAAAACTTTCTTCTAAAAGTTCGGTGAGGTTGGTGTTGTGTTCATTTTCTTGTGCTTGTGCGCCTTCTTCCATGGGCAACATTTCACCGTTCTGACCTACTTGAAATTCAACACCGCCTGCTGTTGGATCTTCTTCGGCTACTTCTACTATTAATTCTTCTTCCCCTTGAGGAATTACAGGTTCGCCCTTTTTTGGATATCTTTGTGCTTCTATTGCCATATTTTTCTACCCTTTAGGTTATCAATAATAACTCATTTTCTTCTTATATAAAACCTCTTCTTCATAATCGGAAGGCAGCTTAACAAAACCGCCTTGCCTAAATCTCATTAAGGCTTGGGTTGTGGAGTCTACTAGATCGTCATGGTCTCCCGCTGGGAATGCCGCACATTCTTCTATTACGTCTTTTGCCCAATTGGTATCAGGGTACCAAACCATGCCCGATTCAAATAACGGAGCACAGCTATTGACTCTTGCTACTTTGTCGTTGCCCTTTGAAGGAACGTAGTTTTGAACAGGAATTCCTACGTTACGGAGTTCTTGCGTTAGTGGCATACCTGAGGCTTTACCTTCTATTATCACTACGTCAGGTTCCCAGTGTTCGTATTGTTTAAAGGCTTGACCTTTAAGTTCAGGGAAATTATATTTACCCTTGACTACGTCTAGTAGAATAATGTGTGGTGCGTCGCCATGGTAGATTTCTTCTCCGCCTAGTCGACCTTCTGGATAAAACACACCCCACGTGGTTATGGCACTATAGTCCGCCATCTCTGATTTTAAAAACGCTGTATCGTAACTTTGAATCAAATATTCACATTTAGGTGGTTTGTCGTTTGGCCATTCTTTCCACCATTCCCTTTTTATAAGGGCACCTTCTTCGGAGGTTGGGTTTTGCATGTATTGTGCGTGCCATTTTGGACCACCTCTTAGGGATGCCTTTACGCTTTCTATTTCTTCCAATGGCCAATACTCTGGCCACAGCGGTTTACCACTGGGCAGTATTGCGGGAAGTTCGATAACTTCCCATTGATCCGCTCTAGGATCACGAGCTGCATCTTTGAGCAGTCTACCTGTTAAATCGTTTACGTTCCATCGCGTCATGACTATGACAATGGACCCTCCAGGTTGAAGCCTTTGACGTGGACCAGAAGTGTACCATTCATAAACATCGTCCATGGACTTGGGGTTCATGGCGTCTTGCTCTGAGTGAGGGTCATCAATAATAAACAAATCCGCACCACGACCCGCCAGAGCACCACCCACACCTGCTGCGTAATATTCCCCTTTTAGTTTAGGATTCTTTGTATCTTGTGTTTCCCATTTTCCTGCTGCTTTACTATCTGGGTTAATAGCTACGGAGTCAAAAATTTTTTGAAAGTCTTCCATTAACATTAAGTCACGAATCTTACGTCCAAATTTTACGGCTAAGTCTGCGGTGTGTGTTGCTTGTAGGATCTTGAGAGACGGATTACGACCCACTAAATATGCGGGAAACATATGACTAGCAAATTCAGACTTCGTGTGTCGGGGTGGCATATTGATAATAAGCCGTTTTATTTTACCTTTAGCTATACGGTCGAATGCTTCCGCCATGGTTTTATGGTGAGCCCCTTGTATAAAACTTGGCCATTGGCTTTTGACAAAACTTAAAAAATCATTTTGACAAGTTTCTACTCGCTCAAGCTCTTCTAATCTTTCTGCTAGTTCTAGGTGTTCTTTTAATACGTCTTCGGGAAGTTGTTCTAGGTTGGCGCCAGTCGTCATGTAGGGATCCTAATACTTAAGATTCATTAAGGGTTTTTTATACACAGCACCGCCATCTTTATAAACCACAGTTTGAAAGGCTTCTTTAAGTTCTGGTGTGAGGACTATTTCTAAAAACTCATTGTAATTATCGTCCTTGACTGGTTTAGCATTGAGTTTGATGCCGTATTCAGCTTCTATACGTTTAATGCCGTCTTTTGTGCGTTGTTTGTATATTTTGCCCAGTGCTTCAGCTTCTTCACCAGGAAGCCAATTAGATACATCATCAGGTTCGGTTCTGTAGGGGTCTGTTGATAATTCATCTGACCAAGCTCGAGCTCTTCCAGGATTTAATGGTTGACCTGTTTGTTTTGCTACAGATTCAGGGTTCACAGGAAAACGAACCACATCCGCACCTACTTCTACCGCATCGTTTAGGGAAGTCTTCATATGCATGGGGAACCACTCTTTAAAAAGTGGGGGTTCTACGCCAGCAGACCTTTTTCCATACAATTCGCTAAGTTTTCTACCGTATTCTATGGCGTTATCTTGTGTTATCAATTCTGCTTGCTTATGTATTTCGGGGGATGTGTCGTACCAAGCTACATCATCGGGAAGACCGTGTTGTTGCTTTAATTCATCTAGTGATATATTAAGGTCGACTTGTTGTTCATCAACAAGGTCGTTCCACTCATCCATGATTTTTGCTTCTTGTTCCCATGTTTGTTTGTGCACTTTACTGGTGCCTGATAAATTTCTAAGTGGTTGTCCAGTTTCTATTAAATGCTGAAAATCTCTAGAGGTGTATCCTTCTTCAAGACCTACAGTCTTTGCTGCTTTAGATTTAGACGTGCCCATTCTATAAATACCTGATTGACCTTCCGCTGGTATAAAAACTTTTTGACCGTCTATGTCGTACAGACCTGAGCGAGTAGTGAATATGCGGTTGGCGGAGTTTGTAAACTCTTCAGTGAGATGGGATAGGCTTCTCGTAGGTAAGGCACCGCCTGAAACTTCTGTGTGACCTGGATCCTCGAATAATTTGCCATGTTTAGGAGAGTGAACGGAAAAACTTCTTTCTGTGTATTTAGCAGGGTGTATGACTTGTAGTGCCTCTCTTGCTGTGCTTGGTGGTGGGGTGGTGGGGATATTAGGCATGTATCTAGTTCTTGCGTTAGTGGCATCATCCATGTAGTTTTCTTTTATAGTGGGTTTGTTTTTGCCTATATCGTCCAGTATGTCTTGTATTGTTGCTTTTTTACCACGGAGCGCAGGCGAAACCCATTCATCTAACTGACTTTTTACTGTGGTGCGTATTGGGTTTGGGGAATTGGCTACGGTGCTTTTTATAAAACCGTCAACATCGTAGGCTTTATTAGGATTAGCAAAATCTGGGTTACTGAGTAATTGTCTTTCTGCGTTGGTTTCAAAATTAAGTCTGCCTACTTGTAAAGGCATCAAAGAAGTGTATCTGGGTGTTTCGCCTACGTCTACGTTTCCGTGTGCATCTATTATGTCCTCTTCGAATTCTTTGAACGAACCTGCGTCTCTTTGTTTTTTGAAGCTCTCCCAATCGGTGTGGGTTCGTTCTACTTTTGTAGGACTGACTTTGATTCCTTTTTGAAGTGCTTTTCTAATAGGGGTAATTGGTACAAAGGGAATCGCACTTAGTCCCATGACCGCAGCACCTAGCTTCGGGCTGCCTTCCTCCATCATGTGCTTTCCTTCTCTAAGACCCTGAACATCGCCGAATCCTGGAATGAACTCTGATAAGAACGTGGTGTTTTCTGCTAATTGTTGTGCACGGTAATTATCGTATCCCAACTTACGCAACAAAGAAGCTATTCCGTGGGATTGTTTTTCTAGGGGAGAAGGATCCCAAGGTAGCATTTCACTCTCTCCTGGGGTGGGTGTTAATGCTAATTCTTTATCAGTGTAGTTCCTAGCCATAGAAATTTTTGCAAAAAAATTTTAATCCGTGTCTTTTTGTCTATATAGTGTAGTTCAGTAACAGAAAAAAGTAAAATGTAATTCCAATGTCTGTGAAAAACTGACCCTTTAGCCTTATATCTAATCGTTATCGTATAAGGGGGGTAGGGGGGTAAAAAATAAAGGTTTCTGGTGTGGTTGTAATAGTTTAGTGTCTGGGGTTTGTGGTCGGGGTAGCGGTTTCCCGCTACCCTTTCCGTTGGGGGTTAGCTATTTTCTAAGGTAATAAATCCCTTCGCTACGTCATACTTAACGTCTTGGGCGTTTACTAGCCTGGTCGCTATTGCTTCCTTAACCGTCTTGCCGTTTAAAGCTTGGTGGCGGTCAGCGTTATGCTGGGCTCTAGCTACTTTACCTGTTGCCGTATAAATCAGGCTTCCGTCTAGTCCGCCTAAATTTACTTTAACTTCGTTCTTAGTTTTTGTAGTAGTTTTATTATTCATAGTATTTTCCTATATATTAATGTTAAGCTTAATTACTTAACTAAGCTCATTATGCCTTAAGTAAAGGTTAAAGTAAAGTATTAATCTTAATATTCTGTATGTTCTTTTTCTGTCAAAATCCGTGCGTCGTGTGCGATCACAATGCGATCACGGTCACTGGTCCATGATGCGATCACAATGTTACACGTAAAAACGGAACTAAGATTACCAAGCAACATCCCACGCAACGCTTTTCGATTACCAGATCACATGCAGCGTGATCACAATGGCAAGATACTTCGGTCCACGGATCATGATCACGGTATAATAGATCATGGCTATTGGCGTATTGGCTAAATGACTAAGAAACGGGAACCATGGTCCATTCTCTATAACTTTTTTACCTTTGTCCGTGTGCGGATCAAAAGTTAGTTCTATATATAGGCTCACAATTTCTATAAACCTCTTGTATAAACTCTTTCACATGCTTTATGTCGTGTGGTTATTATTACCAACCTAGTACCACGAACCACAGTCCAAAGACCATATTGCCTAATTTAAGTCAATAGGTCGCTAATAGGTTAGCCAATAACCACGATAAAGCGAGTAAGTAAGAGGACTCCAGCCAATACCCTATTGGCTTATTGGCTAGAATGAGATATTT